ATAAGATGACATATCCAGAGTGGGCACCTTTTGAAAGAAAAGAAGGTCGACCAATCAGTAATGATAGGGGACCTAGCATTATGGCTGAAACTAAACAGAATGAAAGAAACAAAGATGTTTTGAAAAATGGTAATGAAATTATCAAAACTGCAAATCACTTTGTAATTATTCTGGGTGATAGACCTGAAAAAGCTTTGATGACTATGAAGTCAACGCAGCTTAAAGTTAGTAGGGGTTGGAATTCATTGATGGAAGATCAATTTGAAATCGATCCTAAAACTAACAAGTCTATTCAAGCACCGACGTTTTCTAGGATTTATAGATTAAATTCTGTAGAGAACTCTGGAAGTATTGGAAACTGGTATGGTTACAATACAACTATGCTTAAAAAAGTCGATGATGTAGGTTTATATCAAATGGCTCGTGATTTTCATAATTCTCTTAAAAAATCTCAAGATAATCTTGGGGTACAAGAGGAAGAGAAATCTAATTACTAGTTCTCTCTAGAGAATAGTGGGCGGGGATGGGAGACTGGAACCGCCCACGAACACGGGATCATTATGGTAAAAGATTTTATAAAACTATTTACAGGTTATGTTGGTGATTTTGGGATTGCCGATATGTCTAGTGCAAAGCTAGACTCAGAAAGAAATAAATTAAAACCTGATTATGAATGGTCAGGCAGACCTGTAACTGAAGAAGATTATAAAAACCATATAGCAGGAAAAATATCCATAGGTATACAACCTTGCACAACTGATGGCACAGCTAGTTTTGGCTGCATAGATATAGATCCAAAAAACTATAAAGATTTTAAAGTAGAACACTATTTAGCGCTTTTTGAAAAATACAAACTACCATTGATACCCATGCTATCAAAAAGTGGTGGTTTACATTGTTATATATTTTTAGAGGAGTTTGTTCCAACAGTAGATTTAATAGAGGCGTTAAAATCTTTTCTACTGCCACTTGGTTTAAAACCTACAACTGAAATTTTTCCAAAACAAAAAGAACTAAAAAAAGATGATAAAGGTAATATTAAACCTGGTAATTTTATAAATTTACCCTACTACAATAACGGAAATACACAACGTTATGCTGTAGATAAGAATAATTCTAAACTAACAATCGAACAATTTATAGAGTTAGCAAATAAATTAAAAACAAGTAAAGAACAATTAAATAGTTTAGTTGAAAGCACAAATAAAAATATATTATTAGGTGCTGATACAGAATTTTCTGATGGACCACCTTGTTTGGCTTTGTGCTCTAAGACAAAACTAGATGATGGTAGAGATAGGTTTATGTATAATTATATGGTCTTTGCTAAAAAGAAATATAAAGATAAGTGGCAAGACTTTGTGTCAAAAGCTAATTATGCTTATCTAGAACATCCTTGGGATAAATCTAAATTAGATCAAAAATTAAAAGCTTGGGATAAAGAAACAGCGGGACACACTTGTTATGAAGACCCTATTAAAGATAAGTGTATGCGTAGCTTATGTTACTCAAGACCGTTTGGTGTTAAATCAGATAGTATTAATGTTTTTCCAGATATAACAGATTTTCAAATTATTAGATACGAACAACCAGAATATAGATTTAATGTTGTTATGCCTAATGATGATAAGATTGAAGTAGTCATACCTAACTTAAAATTAATGACCACACAGAAAGAAGTTTTAAATTTAATATGGGAGCAGACAGGAATATATTTTGAACCTATTAAACAAAAAGATTGGAGAGCTAAATTAAATGAGTGGAGAAAAAATTGTCAAAACATAAAGCCGCCTGAAGGCACTAGCACAGATGATATTTTAGCAAACGAGTTGTTTCAATATTGTGTTAATGGACCACAAGCTAAACAAAGAATGCAGATTAGACTAGGTTCTTGTCTTACAGAGGACGGTTATCATTATTTTAAATATCAATCTTTTCTTACACATCTTGGTAATGATTGGAAAATATCAAAAGAAAAAATAGGTCAAAAATTAAAAGAAAGATTTAATGTTGAATTTAATCAAACTCTTAAAATTGATGGTAAGTCTGAAAAAGTATGCAGACTAAAACAATTACACATTGATAAGATAGAGTACAAACCAGTGGAGAGAAAAGGATCAAACTATTAATGCGATATAAAGTTGTAGGACCACCAGGTACAGGAAAAACAAAAACATTATTAGATAAAGTAAAATTATATTTAGATACTGGCATATCATTAGATAGAATAGGTTACTTTGCATTTACACGAAAAGCATCTGAAGAAGCTAGAGATAGATTTTTAGAACAAAGACCAAATTTTAGTAAGAAAGATATAAAATATTTTAGAACACTACACTCGTTAGCGTTTAATAATTTAGGTTTAAAAGAAGAAAATGTTATGAATGAGCTGCACTATAAAGCCATAGGTCAAACTTGTGGTATACAAATTCAATATGCCTCTTACGAAAGAGATGCTTGGAATGGTATCTTTTCTTCTAGCAGTGAGTATTTAAATTTAATTAATCTAGCGAGAGTAAAAAGAATATCAACTCTAGAACAATTAGATCTTAATGAACATCTTGGAAAAGTAGAAAGAAACAAATTAGAGGCTATCGATCTTGAAATACAAAGTTATAAGAAAATTTATGGTCTTATAGATTTTACAGATATGTTAGAAAAATTTTTAACGAAAGGGAGCATACAAAATAAACTAGATGTAATTTTTGTAGATGAGGCACAGGATTTGTCAAAAATACAATGGGATATGATTGAAAAAATAGAAAGAGACAACGGGTGTGATATTTGGGTAGCAGGAGACGATGACCAAGCTATATTTGGTTGGGCAGGTGCTGATGTAGATATTTTTATTGATTGGGATGCAACAGAAATGCCTTTGAAACAATCAGAGAGAGTTCCAAGTAAAGTTCAACAAAGGGCTTTATCTATAATTACTAGAGTAGTAGATAACAGACTAGAGAAGACTTATGAGCCTAAAAAGGTTGAAGGTAGTATATTTGAAGTTATGAAACTATGTGATGTTGATATGAGTCAAGGGACTTGGCTCATCTTGACTAGGACAAATCCATTATTAAAACCCATACCAGCTGTCTTAAAAAATAAAGGTTTATTTTTTAAAACGTCAGAGGGTAATAGTATAAGTAAAAATTTATACGATGATATATTAAACTGGGATAAATTTAGAAAAGGAGAAAGTTTACCAGAAATATTAGAGCAAAGATTATTAGAGAAAATTAAAGGTAAACCTAATTTAAAACTAGAATGGTATAAAGCATTTACAAATGTAGCAGCTAATAAAATAGATTATCTAAGAATGATGTTATCTAATGGTGAAAAATTAAGTGAAGAACCCAGAATTACAATTTCCACTATTCACAGTGCAAAAGGCGGTGAAGCTGAAAATGTTGTTTTATTTTTAAATCAAACCACAAACACTATGAGATCAGCTAAAAAATCTATTTATAAACAAGATGAAGAGTATCGAGTTTGGTATGTAGGTGTAACAAGGACAATACAAAATTTATATTTAGTAAAATGTAAAAACAAAAGAAAGGAGTTTATTATATGAGTGCATATAAAAAACAAATTGGAGGATCCCATTATAAATCGATGGTGATGCAGCCAAGTGAGTTTATAAACAAGAATAGGTTGCCATTTGCGGAGGGGTCGGCTATAAAGTACATATGCAGGCACGCTGCCAAAGGAAAGGAACAAGACATACATAAAGCGATCCATTATCTAGAGATGATATTAGAACGAGATTATAAATGATATTTAGAGCACAAACAGAGTGGGTCAAACCTTCAGAACTTCCAGATCTTAGACACTGTGATGAGATAGTCATTGACTTAGAAACTTACGATCCAGATTTAAAAAAATTAGGGACGGGTTCTGTAATCGGTAGAGGTAAAGTAGTTGGTATAGCTGTAGCAACAGATGGCTATTCTGAATATTTTCCATTTGATCACGAAGGTGGTGGTAATATTGAAAAAGATTTAGTGATGAAATGGTTTAAAGATATTTGTGAATCAACGGCAGATAAAATTTTTCATAATGCAATGTATGACGTGTGCTGGATTAGGTCTATGGGTTTTAAATTAAATGGCAGAGTTTATGACACAATGATAGCTGCATCACTGGTTAACGAAAACAGATATAGATACGATCTTAATAGTTTAGGTTGGGATTATGTTGGCCAAGGTAAAAATGAAACAGAATTAAACAATGCAGCACAAGAATGGGGCTTAGATCCTAAAGCAGATATGTGGAAATTACCCGCATTATATGTAGGTAATTACGCAAAAAGGGATGCAGAGTTGACCTATTCTTTGTGGAGAGTGATGCAAAAAGAATTAAGCGACCAGGATCTAGGATCTATCTTTGATTTAGAAACTGATTTGTTTCCGTGTCTAGTTGATATGAGATTTAAAGGGGTGCGTGTCGATACCGAATCAGCCCATAAATTGAAGCAAGAGTTAAGTACACAAGAAAAACAATTATTATCAGAAGTAACCAAAGAGACAGGAGTAGAATGTCAAATATGGGCAGCACGATCGATTGCCAAAGTTTTTGACAAACTAAATTTACCTTACGAAAGAACTGCAAAAACACAGGCACCATCCTTTACTAAAAACTTTTTGTCTAATCATACGCATCCTTTAGTTAAAAACATAGCAAAAGCTAGAGAGATAAACAAGGCACACACAACTTTTATTGATACAATAATAAAATATGAACATAAAGGTAGGATACACGCGGATATTAATCAGATAAGATCTGAC